CGTTGGGGTGGGTAGTAGTCATCATCGTCCATATATACGAGGATTTCACCACGCGACTTCTCGTGAAGTAGGTTGCGCTTCTTTCCCAGTGTCATTTTTGTGTCGTATTTGAAATACTTGACACGAGGATGTGATGCGACGAGGTCTTCTACGGGGTCGGTGCCGTCGTCAATAATAATCCACTCCATTCGGTCTTGTGGATAATCCTGGTGATTGAAACACGAGAGCATTGCTGGGATGAAGGGACGACGGTTAAAGGTGGGGGTGCAAACACTCACAAATGGGTATTTCTTAAAATACTCGGGGGTGGATTTCTCGGGGAGAGATGCACCAAGAGGCGCCGATGTTGCTTTCTTACCACTCATTGTATAAATGAATACACGCGTATAACAGATAAACGAGTATACTAGTTTATAGAATGAATCGTTTATGTTTGTTTTGCCTCACGCCCCCCAATTCTTTATCGTATCAAAAAACTCCATAATCCCCTTCCAGTAATGCGTCAAGTATAGAACCAGCAGCATCAATATCACAATCGCCGCCACATTGATATCTAAATACTCAAATGCGTAAAACATCAGTGTCAGATTAAAGAAGAAGAAGATAATCGGGACATATCGAGCGTATAACTCGCGATACTGGTCCCAGTGAAGCAGTGGATAAATAAAGAATGTCCCGATGAATTGGATGAGTTGGACAAAGTAGGACACCACCGGGAATATACCAATGCTAAATGCGGTAAACATCGACCACAGCGACCCACCAATAAACTCTTTCCGGTGTTCCGTCGGGTTCAATATCATTCCGATGATAGTAGTGAAAAATGGACCACCCATCAGCATAAACCCCATAAACAATAAGAAAACAAAGGGTATAAAAATAATAATCAACGGGGAGACTACGCTATACAATTCTCTCGGAATACTGTGCGACAACCGTGTGATATAACCAAGCACGGTGAGCAACATTGCGCGGTCGGATGAAAACGAGAAAATGAAAGAGTTATTCACCCATTGCTTGAATCGCGCCTTAATAAACGCCCAATTTAAGAGGTTGACTTGGGTTACACCTTCATCGACACTTTCTTTAATCATATCCAATTCATCTTTTGAGAGACAGAACCATTTAAAGACATATGTGTCTAGAATAATCGCGGCTTTCAAGTAGATTTTCTTGGAAGTAGATAATTTGGGGTCGTCGGCAATACCGCCGAATTTATCTTCACAATCAGCATCACACGATGTATATTCACTAGTATAACAATATGGCCAATTATGGCGGTCGGTTGGGAAGAGTTTTTCTAGATTGAGATTATTGGCGCGAATACTTTCTGGGGATGCATAGAAGAGGATGTTTACACATACGACGGATATAATGAGGGTTTCAATGAATAGCGTGAGGACACTTAAACCAAATTCTTTGAGCGCAGCAATATCGAATAATGATTTCGGCTTGACTTTGGCTTTTATGTCTTTGGCCGCGTCGGCTTCCTTGTCACCGCCATCGCCGCCACCGCCACCGAACATTCCACCCACTTTGCTAAAGGTGCTTTCTTTTTCGCCCTCGTCTCCGCCTTCTTCGTCGCCACCCTCGTCGCCACCCTCGTCGTCTATATTCTTATCTTCATCATCAGCCATTGTAGGTATAGGTATAGGTATAGGTATTGGTATAGGTATAGGTATATATAAATGTATACGGTTATATATACAATAGAAAATTAGCGCCCTTGTATCGCACAGGCGCGATTGAAGTCACCGCGCGTACATTAGGCCCGCATTCCCCGACACAAACGTCAGCACATTATATCTCTCCTCCAAAATATGTAAGTCATAGTTATACAAATAAATATTCACATTCGGTTTATTCATCCCGATAATCTCTCCCGTGTTCGGATTACAAATCACCTTCACCTCCGCAGCAGTATCCAACGGCGGATATATCGTCGTGAGTTCCAGCTCTATCTGGTTGAATTTACTCATATTGATAGCTCCACTCGGTTGTAAGTCGAGCGGGTCGGAATTCAGGCAGAAATTGTAGCAATATATCCCCGGTTTCGCACTTCCACGCGTGCGTGTATACTTTTCCACGTAGTTGTATACCCCCGCATCAAGCAGATTCTCCCGGTATTTCCCATTCAGTGAAATCCCCAACATCTGTAAAATGTCGCGTTCGTTCTCCGACTGAAAATCCCCCGTAATGTGAAGGCCGGTGAGTCGTTTATCCTTCGGATTGATACCTGGACCGATACCGTTCTTCGGGCCATTTTTATCGTAGTAGTAGCGGTCATTTGCGAAATCAGGACGTTCCTGCCACGCGGTTGTCTGGATATCACTCGCGGTAGTGACGACTTCATTAAATGACGTCGGGCGCCAGTCATCGTCTATCGGTGCGGGGATGATATCATACGGCAGATAATTATACGGCCAATTCGTATAATTGCTCCATTCATTCCGCAAATTCACGTCGCTACGTTGGAAGAACATCGTCCATGACGCCACCATCCCCATCGAGTTCTCTATCTTAAGTTTTTTATTCCCCGTCACGTCATTGAACACCCAATCATAATACGACTTAATCAAGTATTTTTGTTGGTTCGCCGCAAACACTTTGGATTCATCATCCGAGAGAAAGCAATACGTCGCCATCAGATGAACATCCGCATTCCAATCTGTGCGAATACTCGGGTATGAATTCAGCGATAAATCAATACTGGGAGGCGGGTATAAAAACCGCCACATTTGGTGGAGGGGGTTCGTGAAGTCGGGTTGGACGACTGGCCAAAAATTGGCGGAGTCGCCTACATCGCGAATGGTGAATAATTCCTTTACAGGTCGCAGCGTGACATCGATTTGAAGTTGGTTATACTGGAGGCATACAAGGGGGAACGCCATTTTCGACGAAAGTGTGAACCACGCGTTGATGGGGATATAGATTTTGCGTCCGCGAATCGAGGGTTCCGCGCCGGCAGCACTCCCAGTTCGATACGCGTTCGGATATTGATTCAGGCGCGCGCCAGAACAACCTGGATTGTATAATTCGGGGACGTGTCCGGTCATTTGGTTATACAATTCGCGCTTCGTTGCGTCGAGGTCGCGTTCTACGATTGCCATCAGATTATTGCCAGTGAAGCGTTGGAGGGTCATCCCACCGACTGAAATCACGATTTCTTTCACGAGTTGGGTGCCGAGATTTTCAATCCAGCGGAATTCATAAGGCGCCCACATATCTTCCGCGCGGGCGGGTGGGTGGATGGGACTCCAGATGGAGGGAAGTGTCACGCAAACATAGGTATCCATTAGTAATTCCGCATATCTCGGCATATAAAATGTGAACTTGGACTCCTCCGTCATACGCAGTTTCTTCTGACCGTCAAAATCAATTCTAAACTTTTGAAGGCCGAAGTTTGTATATTTAAGATAGGTGCTTTTGAAAAATGACTTCTTTGGGTTACCGTTTAGAATCACGTTTTGGTTGCCAGTGGCGATGAGATTCAATAATCCGCCTGTCATTTTCTATGTTGCGCTGCTGGATATTTTAGTATAGATACACCTTGATATAACTTTATATATAATATTATACCGTATAAAATAATATAACCGTTATATAATTATATACTATAACGCGGATACATAATGAAAGAACATCAAGTAGAATATCTCTTTATCGGGGTGATTATTTTGGTGTTCGCGTTATGGAAGATATCAGAACTCATTAAGACGCGGTGTTATGAGCGGCGATGGGCGCGTGAAGGATTCGCTGCGAGTGCGAAGAAGCGTGTGGATAATGTGGCTCCGCAGCCTACGACCGAGACCTTTATCTCAGATATCGAAAAACTGATTCCGGAGTCTATCCGTGCGTCACGAAACAGGAATGAACCCATACTATCTACTGAGAATTTTACTGTAAATACGCCGGAGGCAGAAATGACGGTTCATCAGCGTAAGAAGGCGGCGATGACTGTGGATTCGTTTACGGGAGGGACCGCGCCCGCGCCCGCGCCCACGCCCGCGCCCGAGAAAGAAGGAATGACGAACCCCGATGATGTGAATATGAAAGAGTTCATTGATAAAAACATTACATCCATCAGCCTAGAAGATAACCAGTCGAAATTCAAACTGCGTGATTACTATATCAAAGCCGCATATAATGCGTTCAATCCCGATAAATTCAAGAACTCAAATGTGAGTATGGATGCGTTTTTATATGTCATCGCACGCGGTTGTCGTTTCATCGATTTTGAAGTTTTCTCGGTGGAAAATCAACCTGTCATTGCGTCATCTTCTGTGAACTCGTTCAATTATAAGGAGACTTACAATCACATTCCTGTTTCAGACGCATTTGAAGTGCTTGGGAGTTATGTATTTTCGGGGTCCAAATGCCCCAACCCGAACGACCCCTTCATTATTCATATGCGAATAATGTCACAGAATATTACGATGTATGACAACCTCGCGAAGATTATTGCGGGGAGCAAGACCCTTGCGCGAAACCTGCTTGGACCGAAATACGGTCGTGAATACCAGTCGAAGGATTTAGGGAATGAAAATCTCGCGGATTTCAGAGGGAAGGTTATTTTGATGGTGGATGGCACGAACCCAGTCTACCGTAAAACGAATCTCTTTGAACTCGTGAATATGAGTTCCAAGTCGTTGTTTCTTTCCAAATATACATATTTCGGAGTGAAAAATGTGGGCGACCCGCAGGCATTTAAAGATGCGAATAAGAAAAATATGTGTTTGGTAGTGCCGGATAAAGGGGGTCGTCCTGTCAACGACGGGCACAATGCACCATTTACGTGGGGGTGTCAAATCGCGGCGATGTGCTTTCAGGAGGAGGCGCGGGATGAAAAATTAAAAGCATATGAGGATAAATTCGCGTCGGTGGGGTATGCGTTTATTTTGAAACCGGAGGACTTGCGGTATGTTCCGATTACGATTGCGCCGCCCGCGCCGCCCAACCCGAAGGCGTCGATGGAGTCAAGACCGGCGGAGGCGGCGGGTGGGGTTAAACTGACCCTGTAAATTCGCGAGGTACTTCTTGCGTCGTGACCCCCTATGGGGGTCACACTCCACACGCACTCGCGAATTTACGATTCATTACGCCTACGGCCGATACAAAATAAGAATGTTGAGGCGAACACTAGCCCCGAAATTGACGACGACTGTCCGAGAAGATGAGCCCCCGGATTGACGACGACTGTCCGAGTGTTTGTCGCGAGTGGAGGCGGAGCCGCAACGACGCGGCAAACACGAGCCACGAGAGTATTTTCTAATCATATGATAACTAACATCATATAATTTATTATTCAGAATAAAAGTATTTGAATGTCGCGTAAGCACAAGCACCGCCGCGGCAACAACGACCGTGATGACAGCAGCTTGTCCTACGACGAAAAAGAACTCGAGATTCTCCGTGCCGCCGTGGATTTAGTTGAAAAGAAGAAGGGCGCCGCTATCATCCAAGACCCCCAAGTGAAGAAAATCATCTCCATTGTTGAGGATTTCATTGCGGATAAAAAGCTCGTTTGTTATGGTGGGACGGCCATCAATAATATCCTCCCCGAAGACGCACAATTTTACAATAAAGACATCGAGCTCCCCGACTACGATTTTTACTCTGACAATGCGCTTGACGCAGCGAAAGAACTCGCGGATATCTATTACAAGGCCGGATATGAAGATGTAGAAGCCAAATCTGGTGTTCATCACGGCACCTATAAGGTCTTCGTGAACTTCACGGGAATTGCCGATATTACGCAGATGGAGCCAGCGTTATTCAAATCAATCTCTCGCGATGCGATTATTAAAAAAGGAATCCGGTATGCTCCGCCCGACTTTCTTCGGATGGCGATGTATTTAGAACTTTCGCGTCCGGATGGCGATGTTTCTCGTTGGGAGAAGGTTCAAAAACGATTGACGTTATTGAACACCCATTATCCGCTTAAGGGGTATGACTGTGATAAGATAGAGTATCAGCGTGGATTTGGGGATGGCGGAAAGACGGGAGAGGTGACTGTCTCTCGCACACGACGGACGCAGTCGGAGTCGCAGTCTCGGTCGCGGTCTGTAAAGCGTGGCGGCAGTGCGAAATCCCTCAAACGTAAAGCCATTATGACCGTGATTCGGAAATATCGTAATCTCGGCGCCTACTTAAAGCGATTGTATCACACGGTGCCATCCCACGAGGAA